AAGCACCCTTGCGGATGATTAACGGCGAGGAGTCGGAAGATTATAAAGACATAGCTCATAAACTCAATTCAAAGACTCGGGAGTTTGCTGAATTAACCTGGTTGGTTAAGGATATGGGATTTCGGACAAAGTTCAATCCGAAAAAAGAACGGTTAGAATATGATTTAATCCCTTTTTACAGAAAGTATTATTTGGAGGGTGAAGGTGAGCATTTTGCAGTTTCTTACGAAGTAGGAAAAGATAAAAACGGAAATAGGGTATTTGTGTTCTTTTCCGAGCCTCGGGATGGACAGCCGGGATTGCATTTTAAATTTACTCAAGGCGGTTCATTAATCCCGGTCAATGAGGACAATCTCAACCCATACGGATTAATCCCTGTCTCATTCGCTTCATATAATCAGAACGCTTACGATGTTGTCAGGATGGCTATTCATTTAGGCATGGCGTATACAGAAATTGCTTTAGCATTAAAGTTTGCTTTTGGTCAGCCAGTAGCTACTGGGTTAGATGATTCACAAAACAAGATAGAACTTGGGATTGATAAGGTTATGCTTTTGCCGGACGGTTCGGATTTTAATTTTAAGTCATCAGCTACAAATTTGATCCAAAGCATTGATGCAGCTAAAGCATTTGGCAATCAGACAGCCTTGAATCATCATTTAAGAATCAAGTGGGATGAAAAGGGACAGGCGTTATCCGGTGAAGCAATACGCTTGTTAGAGATTGAGAATTTAGAATCAAGGATTTCAGATATACCCCTATGGCGAGAATGGGAGAATGAGAGATACGAAATAGACAGGGAGGTTTATAATGTTCATACCGGCAAGGATTTAGGCGAAGGTTATGCGGTAGATTTTGCCGAAGTTGAGTTTCCCCAAAGCCCACAAGAAGTCAGGGCGGAATTAGATTGGAAACTTGAAAAAGGACTTATATCAAGAGAAGATTTATTCAGACACTTCAATCCAGATATAAGCAATGAAGATTTACAAAAGAAATTATCAGAAGTAGATGAAAGTAAAAAAGTAGAAGCGGAAGCAGTGAAACCGACAAGCCCTATCGAGAGACTATTAAATGCCTGATCCTGTGGAACAATTCTCAAGTCAAATAGGCAAGTTAGAAACTGCTTTATTTGCTGATCTTGGTAAGATTGCACAAAGATTAGACCGATTAAGCGATACTGAATTAATTACAATGATTCGAGAGTTAAACTTTTTTCAGGAACTATTAGACCGGGGATATACCGAAGCTGTGAACGGTCTTATGGATGCGTATGAAGGGCAATTGTCTACTATTGTTTCAGAGGCTCGTAAACGAGGGATTGGAACGATTAAGGGAGCAACGGTTGCACATTTGGAACTATTGCAGGAGTTAGATACAAGGGCCTTATTAGGAAACGCTAATGCCTTTGCAAATACATTAACGGAAGGCTTATTTAGCGGTATTATAGCCGGAGAAAGCCCTTCATCTATTGTATCACGTTTAACTGAAACGGTTAATCTTGAAACGCACCAATTAAATGTAGCAGTACATGATGGTTTTAGAAAGTTTGATGATATAGCCAGACATAAAGTTTTTGAAGGTGAGGATGTTAGGTGGACTTATGTTGGTCCTGTGGATGACCGTACTCGTGATATTTGTATGGACACAATTTCAAATGAACCGGCAAAAGGCTATACAGAAAATGAAGTATTAACCTCTAATACTCCCTTTGGTGATAGGGGTGGATTTAATTGCAGACATTCATGGATGGTGAAGTGAAGGCACAGGATATAGTAGAAATTCCGGTTAATATATGGAAAAAGGTTGGTGGTCGTGCAGCAACTAAAATAGTAAAAAATGCCGACAAAGGTTTGGATAAGGATGGGAAACGATTTAAGAAATATACATCAGATTATGCAGAAGCAAAGGCAGCCGGGAAGGCTGCACCGAAAGGCGTATCAGCTTCAAGGCAGACATCACCTCCAAACTTACGATTAACAAGTATGATGCTTAATTCCATATCGGCTCAAAAGCCGACTAAAAACGGAGTGGATATTGTATTCAGGGATGGTTTAAAAATTGAAGGAAATGCAAAAAGGGGAAGGGATATATACGGATTATCTCCGGATAATCAAGTACAAATTGACAAGACTTTATCAGAGCATATTGAAAAGAACATAAAAGAGTATGCTCGTAAATCAATCGAAATAAAAATAGGATAAAAACTATGACCGAAGAGAGTGGGCAGAAGCCCCAAGAGACACAAGAGAGCAGCGAGAATGTTGCAAGATTCAGTTCAATATACGATACTCCCGAGTATAAAAAACTGTATGCGGAAAGTTTAAGCCGCAAAGAGAAGTTGCAGGAGTTTGAAAAGCAGGAATCTGAAAGAGATGTTCAGCAGAAATTGGATGAAGGGAAATTACAGGAGGTAATTAACGATCTTCAAAACCAAATCACCGAACTATCTCCCAAAGCAGAAGGCTACGATAAGGCCAATGAACAGCTTACCGCTATTCAGGATGCAACACTATTAGAGATTCTTGGAGATTTCCCGGAAGATCAAAGGGAGAACTATAAGGATGTAAAAGACATCAATCTTTTACGTCAGATACGAAGTGATTTTTTAAAAAAGCCTAACGTTAAGGTTGACGGAAGTTCACCCGGGGGCGAAGCAGCACAGGGATATGATAGTCCTCAAGCTGCTGCCGAAGCTTTCAGACGTAAGGAAATAGACGAAACAGCATTTAATAAGATACTTGGCTACTTCAGAGAAAAAGCGGGTAGATAAGAACCCAACTCAAGTCAAACTTGAGGATGGAACTTGGGCAACGCCGGATAAGGAAGGTCGTTTTTCCATTGAATATACTGGAAGCGAGAAGAATTATCTATATGATGGTAAGCCTGTATCTACACAAGATGCTTTCGGTGCATTAACCGGAATGGAGTCTATTCCCAAACGAATAAGAAGCTTTGGAGGGATCGGGGAAGGTTCGTTAAGAAAAGCGTATGAATCGCAAGAAGATTATGATGAACGTATGGCTATAAATAAAGGTAGTTTATAATGGCAGTAGCAGGTGATACAGGTTATTTGGCTGGTGGTCTTTTAGGGGTCATTGAAGCCGAAGCCATAGCACGTTTGGCAAAAGTGTCCGTTACTCGTAACCTTTGTTCTGTTAAATCAGCACCCAAAGGCGATACAATAAGCTGGATCATGTATAATGATTCATCTCACGTTATCAATAGCGGTGATGTTGCTAACACAGCAGAAGGTACAGTAACACCAACAAGCAAATTACAATCGGTCAAAAAGACCGCAACGATGGATATGTATTCAGTCGGTACAGACCTCTATGACGAGGCTCGTCTTTCTGATGCAGGTTCTCCGGAATCTGAATTAGGTCGGATTCTTGGTAACGCAGTTGCAGCAAAAATTGACAGTTTGTTAAATGCGAATTTTGACAATTTCAGCACATCCGTAGGAACGTCTACGGTTGCAATTACAGTTGACAATCTATTTAGTGCTTTGAGTGAAATCGAAGCCTATCAACATCTCTCCGCAGTTTCCGGTGTTTTGCACCGCAAACAGATTTGGGGTACAAACGGTCTCATGAATGATCTCGTAACGAGCTCACAATTTGGCGGTTCTCCAAGTGTTCAAGGGGATGCGTTGGTCAATGGATTTACAGCAAAGGTTGCCGGGATTGATCTCTATAATTCAAATGAACTCACAGAAACATCTTCCGCAGTTAAAGCAGGGATTTTTACTCGTGATGCGTTTGGTTGGGGGTTTGTCGGTCAGGAAATAGTGGTAGAAAAGGAACGTCAATCTGATTATATCAGAGATCGTTACAATGCTCACTTTTTCGCTGGTACAACTGAAATATCAGATTCAGCAGGGGTGGAACTCTGGACAAAAACGTCATAAATCGTAAGGTTATGATCGGGGTAAACACTTACCCCGGTCATGCCTTTTGCCGGGAAGAATATGTGGAGGCCATCAAAAAGATGGTTGCTCATGCTGAATTTGAGTGTGATGTATATGTCTTATGGAACGGCAATCAGCCGTCATGGGGTTTTGAAGATTTTAAGGTTGTTGAATTTAAACCTTCCCCTTCAGATAGAGGGATTGATATTCTATACAAGAAGCAGAATGAAATTAGGAAAGAGTTTTTAAAAAAGAACTATACACATTTATTTATGAGTGAAAGCGATACTCTCCCGGTAGAAGATACATTGACTGCATTTGTCAATTACGATAAGGATATTATTTCAAGTCCTTATTTTGTAGAGAGTCAGAATCATGCGTTGGCTAATATTCCTTTAGATAACCCTAAATATGCCAAGTTCGCTAAATATGAAGTGGATAAGGTTATCTTTCAGAGAAACTATGATATTCCATGTGTCTGGGGTTTATTCGGCAATCAATCAAGAATGTGGAATACGGAAGATCTATTTCCTCAACGTGGATTGGTGAGAGCTGTAGCAACCGGAATAGGTGCGTGTTTAATTAAGAGAGCTGTTTTAAGTAAGGTTGGAGAATTTAAAATCAGAGGAGGGGATAAGCATCAGCAATTCACAGACTTCATGTTTGGAGTACAGGCATATAATGACGGCTTTGAATTATTTGTAGATACGGATAGAATTTCAAATCATTTGCATTATGATTTTGATGATGAACAGATTTTTACGAAATGGTTTAATCCGGCAGAGAATATTGAAACAGCCAATCCTTTCGCATGATAGTTATTATGGGTATGCACAGATCGGGAACGTCTTTAGTCGGACAGCTTTTAGCTGATGCCGGGATTGATATTGTAAATACAATGATCTCTGACAAGAATAACGAAGCAGGATATTATGAAGATATGGATGTGATGGTTAAGAATGACCGTATTTTAAGCTTTAACGGCGGAACGTGGCACAGCCCTCCTGATGTAATGAATGGGAAGTATGAATTTGATAATGAATGTGAAGCGGTGAAAGACCCACGATTTTGCTTAACATATCCGGCATGGGATTTTGGGGATCATAAAATCATCAAAGTATATCGTAAAAAAGAGAGCGTGATTAAATCGCTTTTAAGGCGACATCCTGAATGGACGAGGGACAGGGCGGAAAGATTGAGAAACGCCTATATAACGAGAATGAAGCGGTATAATGGAGTCCCTACGTTAGAAGTGCATTATGAAAAGCTATTAAAAGGCAAATTAAAAAAATTGGGAAAATTTATAGGGAAGGAATTAAATCCTGACGTAATAAAAAAGGACTTAAATCATGGCGTTTGAAGGTAAAAGTTTTAACGGATTTATAAGGGAGTATTTCTCTGATATAGCGGGGATTGCTTCAAAAAGTAAAAGTTTAAATGATAGTATAAGGGCAGGGTTAGAGATACTCGGATATTCCGGTGCTTTAAATTCAATGTTGAGACAATGGGCTGATGATAATGCAGCTTCAGGGACATCTATTAATTCAGCATTAAGAGCTTTATTTGCTGAAATGGTAGGTGAGACAGGAACATCCATAGTCTCAATGATGGATGAATATGCAGGTACTACGTGGAATACAATGTTGACCACGTGGCAAGATGAACACAGAAAATGGAATTACATAGATTAACCGTGTGGAAAGCCACACAAATAAATATCATGGAAAGGATATAACATGGCAACTTTAGGCACACAAAGTATCGCCTCATCATACGAACAGCTTTTACACGTTGATCGGGATGGCGGCGGTAATGGAACAACCCATGTCAGCGTAAAAGACGGTGACAATGGAACAACTTTTGGCTTCACTATCGCATCCGATGCGTTAATGATGACCAGCACCAACCGATTAGAGT